GCGCTAGTGGTCTCGAACGAATTCTCTCCCCTTAAGCCCAAGCAAGGCACGGGCGGAGAGAGGACGCGAGGAGACCAAGATACCTGCTCTCACGAGTATGGTATCCATCCTACTTTGTAACCGGTGACTCCGTCCCTAGGGACGAGCCACCTGCGGTCGCGATCCCCCCGCATGGGGGGTGACCCGACTCGTTGCTGTGGAAGCAAGGTTACTCCGTAGAGTGCCGCAGCATACTGTACATCATAGGCATAACCTTCCCACGCTACCTTTCGGTAGGTGGCGGGTCGGTAGCTTCTGATGTATCGGATGCTGTTTCTCGAGCGCTTATCCCATTGATCTTCGTCGTCATGGATAACGGCATCACCAAGGGCTTGAGGCCCACGGCAACGCCGAATAGGAGCTGGAAGTAAATCCAGGCACCTAAACCAAGCACGACGCAAATCACGCCAACGAAGAGGAGAGCTGCCGTTCTGGCAAGCCATCCTCCTAATTCCGTTAGCAAAGGAGATAAGTTTTTGCGGTTCATTTGGATCCTCCTCTAATTGGAAAGGGCGAACGCCCACCCCATCAAAGAAGTCACCACCGCAGCTTTCTCTAAAAGGACCTTCTAAGAAAGTCTTCTTCATATTGGGCGTAAGCCCAAAGAATTTTAGAGAAGCTAACACATCCAGAGCTTTGTCTTTTGGAACGATAATATCGTCACCATAAACATAGACATCACGTCCGTAGACGTGACCTGGTCCACATGCTGCCATTGCTATTGAAGCGAAGACAGCCGTTTCCAGTTCGAATGTGTAGCCGTTACCCATGCTAGAAAACTTTTCTAGCCGAACCCACCTTCCCTCAATGAGGGTATATGGGCTTCGGCACAGGTTCAATTGCTCGAACCAAGCAGGGGTGGCAATCAACTTGACCAAGTTGAATGCCAGGCAATCGCTCGCGCTGGTCAGGTCAATCGTAACAGAATCGTCGCTAATTGAAGCGGCGCAGGCGACCTGCCTGTGGAGATCCTGTCCTACCTCGAGGTTAATTCCTCGTCTCCTCATCCGATTTCTCATCAGGATGCCTAAGGCACGCTGGTAAAAGAAAGGGATGGAAGGTTCCTTGGCGCATCCACGATGAGTGGAAGCGTCTTTGGGAACGGTAAAGAAAGAGTTTCCTCTTACGAATGACATTGACGCAACTCCGGACCAACCAACCTCGCCCTCACGGGCAAGGTAGGCGCGACCCCACGCAGTAGTTCTCCAACTACTGAGAAGGGGCCATTGGTCAGGGGTCAATGATGGCGCAGATGACATTTTGTCAGGGACAGTAACTGCCCGACTTTTGTCACTCATCGTCGCACCCGGCCCAAACCGACCATCAAGGTCGTCTGTGGGCGAGTTACCTAGCAAGTAACTGAACTCTTTACGAATCGAAGAAAGGAATTCTCCGACCGCCGTTCCATAGATGCTCCCGTGGGAGCCTCCTTCAAGAAGCGGGTTCAATCTCTCATTAGTTGCGTAACACTCACGCTCAGCCCACCACCACTTCGAAATGGCGGCGGCTTCAGGATCAACTCCAGGCACAGCTACGTCGGCATACTTCCGAAGAAGATCCGTTGCGGCTGCGGCCCTGAAATAGTCCTCAGAGTTTGAGTAGTGCGAAGGCACGGCCTTTAAGGCTATTAACTGTGCCCAATCCCCGGATCGAAGCAGTATTGCTACTGCGACGGCCCGAGGACACGCAAGTCCTTCCATGAGGGTGAGGACCACGTTCTGCACGTCTTGTGTCAGTCCGATTGACATATGAGTTACCCCGTAACGATTAAGTTGCGGACACGCCTTCGGCGAAGCACTCTTTCACGAGTGCGGACGCCAAAAGGTTGGTGAACTGAAAGGCAAATTCCTGGACGTCGACGGAAGCCATCCCCTTGGGGAAGGTAACGTCGACAGAAGCCATGGCTTTGTCGATCACGCTGGTAACTCCAGTGGTCGAGTTGGTGGAGATCTGCGGGTAGACGTAAGTCCCCCGCAAAGCTCGCTTGGATCCCTTCCCACCTTCGCGCGCCGTGAGGCGCAGCTCGGGCTGGTGAGAGATCGCCGAACCAACAGTGTCGGAACGCCAGACTGCAGGTGCACCGTCGCCAGCCGAAGGCTGCTTACCGGTGTAAGTGATGTCGGTAGTACCGTCATGCTTTTTGATTGTGATAGCGGCCAAATTGGGCATATCATTTCCTTTTGGTAAAATAGTCTAAGTGAGTAGGCCACATGGTCGTTCTAACGCGCGACTCCGGATAAGCAGACTTGGGGTGACCCAGTCCCTGCTGTACCAAGAGAGATGCCGCAGTTAGACCACGCGTGGGTGACAAGTTCCACGGAGACCGTACTTTGAGCTTTATGCTCGGGTGATGACCCAACTTACGTTGGGTTGACGCAGCTTCAGCTGACCATTCAGTGTATTGATTCCACCAAACGAACCAGTTGTACCCCCAAAGGGAGTCTTTCACTGTGTAAGTGTAGTAGGGATTGATTTCCTCAAGGCCAGCGAACTCTGTGAATTGCTCCAAAAAGTCGGCGACGTTAACGAACCAGTCTACTACAAAAGACCATGGGACGATCTCCCAAATCACAGTGAGGGGGTTAATAACCCCAAGACGATTAAGCAGCAAAAGGTTCGGGTTGCTAACCCTAACTTGGCTGCCAATGGTTACCCGCGTTATTGCGGTGTGAGCTACATGTACGCCACCACCATACCACGAACCCTCAAAGACATGAGTCCTCTTGAATTTGTGGCTGGCTTTGACGAATGTACGCTCAGGCACTGGTGAAACCAGTGTCTCCATTGCGTCACCAATGTCCCCAATCAGGGGACTCCACCCAAAATGGAATTCGAGCCAATTATTAGCAAAGTGAGTAGTTCCTTTACGGAGTTTATCACTGCGTTTAAGTTGGTCGAATTGTCGCCGCTGACTTGAATTTAACCCAAGTTCAGTAGCAGCGTCGTTCCATTTAAAACGGGCAACAGCACGCGTGAAACGATAGATCTGAGTTAACCTTGCGGTCATCATCTCCATCGCCTGTCTGCGTTCTGCTAACGATACGCCTAAAGCGGCGGTAGCTCCCTTGGCCTGAGAATTATACTTCGAGATTGCTCTCGCGAGTGTGTCCTCAAGCTGCGCCGTAATAGGCGAAAATCCCTCCTCAAAACCAATTGTATACGGACCATACCCTGAGGGCGTGGTCACGTTTTCCATATTGGTCCAGGGGCCGGGACCAGGGGCAGGATAGCCGTTGAATCCACCCTCAGTGTTGTGTTTACAACGCCGAAGCTGGAACAAGTATGGCAGAGGCCTGTCAAAAGGCTTCTTCTGCTTATACTTTTCACGGTGTCTCCAAGTAGAACCGGCACCAACCGTATGGTTGTTGTAAGTGTCGGCGTAGGGACCTGTAACAGGTAACATCACATCACTCCTTGTCAAAGGGAGCTGCGCGTGTTCGGTTGTCGTTGCAACCCCCGACCTTGGTTAATGGGCTCCATCACGGAGTACCACAACGCAGTTCGATCTCGCTGTGAAGCGAGGTAAGGCCTGCGAAGCCCTGGTTGGATGTGAGTGGGAGCTACCCACCACACAAACAGTTAGGAAGATCCTTTCGGGTCACACGGCGACGTGTGCCTTCTAGACAGAGTAGCTAACTCTGCTAACGTAACCTGGTTTGGTTATGTTAAGATCTTGCCAAACAAACATCGTAAACCATCGATGTAGAGAGAGCCCCC